CTCGTATTCCTTGAGCTGATGGAGCGTAATAAATGACAAGCTGATGGACTCCACCGGCGCGCCGTATCCGTTGACAAGTGACTGCGCACGCGCTGTGAGCTGTGCGGCGGTGGGCTTCGTCTTAAAGTCATTGGTAAGGTCTAACGCTTCGTAGCACTGTACGGGGTAAGAGCCAGACGCCGCGACCGCTGACGACGGATAGACGACGCCCTCATTCTCTTTGTACCAGTAAGGAAAAATGCCGTTATAGACCGCGCCGTTGACGTCTTGCTCCAACTCGGTAAGGTTTTTACCATAGCGGATCGTTACGCCGTTGTCCGACCCTCTTGCCTTGAGGAGTTCCACCTTGAAATTGTTAAAATGATATTCGCCCCCAAACAGGTCTAACAGCGACCCTTCCGCCCCGCCAAGTAGTGACCGCACCGAGCGCGGCGTAGTAAAACTATAATTGGTCGTGTTGGTGAAGTCCGTGCTAAACGTAAAGCCGACCGTCGCCACCGCGTGTGAGCTGATACCCGCAAGTGTAGCCGCCACGCCTGCCGCGCTGTACGGCTTCAACGGGACGCCCGAAAGCCTATAACTGATATGCTCTGCCTTGATGACGTAAGCCGCCGAGAGTGACCTCACGACGTCGTAAATCTGGAACAACTGCGGCGCGTCCGTGTCGTTGGCCTTGGCCTTAATGACCATGCCCACGTCAATATCCTCTGACCATAGACCGTTAGACGGGTACTGCATCTCTAGCTCATACTCGCCGTTGCGTGCCTCGGTAACGAGGCAACTAATGCAGTCCGCAAGCACGCCCACGCCGTTGCTTGTAAAGGCGGTTTCGTCCGCCGCGTATAATACCGGCTTCATATCTTCCACCACCTCGGCAAGACTTCGGCGCTAACAATAGACGGGGTTATTGCCACCTTTACCGTTCCGCTAAAAGTAAACGCCCCTGTCATAGTCACATATCTATTTAGGTTATACGTCACATTATTTATTTGGGCGTATGCGTTCATCGTGTCGCAATCAATATAAAACTCCGTAAGCGTCACCGAATCGCCAACCGTCGCAGGCGTGTTGAGACCTATTATGCTATCAGCAATCGTCATTACGTTTGGGTCACTAACAGCACCATCAACATAGATATGAATAAGCGGGGAATATTTGACAACGCCGTCGGGCGGTATTAACTCCCGATAGTTGGCAAACAACGACTCAACCACGCTACCGAGATGCTTGACCTCTAATTGTAACGGCATCGGGAAAACGTACCACGGCGGCGGCATGTAGCCAATAGCCTTTTCATACGTCATATCATCGGACAAATATACCATTCTGGTCGTCACCTGTCCCGCCGCCTCGTCAATCAGCGGTGAGCCTGTGCAAGTCATTAGAACAATACGGTCAGTATAAACTCCGCCACCCGTCGGCTTTAAGATGCTTGTAAATCCCTCGGGGTAATAGACTTTAAAACTGTCCGTAGGTGCTGTATACGCCGACATATTAAGCGCCATATATTCGCGGTTTTCGTAATTCGAGACACCCGCGACGCGCATCATATCGAGCGCCGTTGAATTTAAAATGTCTTTTCCAAGCCCCATGACGTACTGAGACGTCATATGTGATTCGGGCGTAAGCTGTGACACGTCACCGCTTGTTAGATACCTCTGCGGCTTCGCGTCAAATGTAAATACCGCTTTGCCGCTCTGGGTGTCGCTCTGGTCGCGCTCACACTTGACAGCACGCGCCACACGGTACTCATTAGGGTATAGGCTATCTTCCAACCGCTGATAGCCATTCTGCGCCATTATGGCGGCTCTGAGCGCGTCGTAGAGGGTGATAAAGTCACTATCTACCGCCGCGCCGTCTATGGCTATCTCTACCGTTAACTCGACGTTTTTATAACTCCCGTAATCAATGAGCAAATCGCCCGACCGGCCCGGCACTTCGAAAGTCTCTACATCCTTTTCTGGCGTCGGGAAGTTTATTGGTTGTAATTTGTAATAGGCCGCGCTTGTCGAGGTGTCAAACGTGCCGAAAACAAAATCTGATTTAGGCAAATGCGGCCTCCTTCCTAAGTACCGAGTTGGTTAAGCGGCGTTCAAATGTGTTATAAAGGTCATCCGCTGACTGATTGGGTGTCGCGTAGATATTAACCATGATCGTGCTTGTCCCGCCTGCCGGTGTAGCCGCGCCGTCGTAGCTGAGTGACTGGTAAAACTGAGGCGTAAAGCCCGCCTGCATATCGGTTCTTAAACCACTCATAGCTTGACTGATTAGTCCCGCGTTATCCTCGATACCGACTGCAATACCGGCGGGAATCCAACGCCCGATCTCGTCCGCCATGACTTTAGACGGAGACCCGATTTTCATAGCACTTTTGAGATTACTAACGAGGTTTGACGCAAAATTGCGAATCTGTCCAAACAGCCACCCTGCGGCGTTGCTGATGCCGTTCCAAATTCCGCGCACGATGTCTAAGCCGATAGAGCCGAGAGAGCCTAACACCGATAACAGGCCGTTTTTGATCGTATTTAGAATCGTTACACCCGCATTTCTCAAAGACGGTGCGCCCTGCGCTAAAGTGCTAATGATGGATTTAAGCAACGAGCCGATGGCCTTAATGATTTGCGGCATGGCCTTTGCCAGACCAGACGCAAGCGACGTTATAACCTTGACGCCCTGTTGTACTATTTTGGGGAAGTTGTTAGTAAAGTAGTTAATGATCGAGTTTAGAATCTGTGGCACAGCCTGCATAAGCACGGGCAACGCATTTATAAGCCCGTTTCCTAACGCCGCTATGATGTCACCTGCGGACGTCAGTATCATTGGCATCCCCGTCGCTATCGCGTCGATTATCGCCTGTATAATCAACGGCAACTGCTCGATTAAAACGGGCAACGCCGCGACAAGTCCCTGCGCTATGCCGTTTAATAGCTCTAAGCCCGCCTGTAATAACATCGGTGCTTGCGCTATAAGGGTCTGCACTATGTAGCTCAACAATTCAACGATGGCGGGCATCATGATGGGCAACGACTGAGACAGCCCCGTCATAAGTGCCGATAAAATGCCCGTGAGGGTCGTTAGCATTTCCTCTAAGCCCTCACCGCCTATAAACTCTGTAACGCCGTCGACCCATGCCTCGGCCTCAGCTACAAAGTCAATGGCTTTAAGTTCGTCTAAAACACTTGTGCCGATTTCTCTAACAAGCGTGATAAGCATACCGGGCAGGCGGCTTAATACGTTGCCGATCATCGGTAAAAGATTTCTGAGGTAGACAACGACCGAGCTACCTAACGCCTCTAACGCCTCACTAACGCCCGCCCCTGTCGCCATAGCGCCTTGCAGGTTTTCCCAAGACGCTTTCATAGCGCCCGAAGCGCCCGCTAAAGTTGTCGACGCCTCGCGGGCTGTTGTACCCGTTACGCCTAACTCCTCTTGCACTACGTGGATGGCCTCGTAAACATCACTTAAGTTGTTGATGTCGTACTCGACGCCGCTTATAGCCTGCGCATCTTTTAAGAGGCGCTCCATCTCGGTTTTAGTGCCGCCATACCCCAACTTGAGGTTGTCCAACATCGTATAATTTTGTTTGGCAAACCCTTGGTAAGCGTTCTGTATAGCCGCCATGTCAGTACCGAATTTGTTAGCGTTGTCGCCCATGTCTATCATAGCCATGTTAGCGACCTCTGCGGCCTTTTCCGTGTCACCGCCTAACCCCTGTAAGAGCGACGCGCTAAAGCTCGTGACGTTTTCCATGTAGTCATTGGCACTAATGCCGACCGTCTGCCACGCGTCGTTGGCATATTTAACCATTGTGTCGGCGTCGTTTTTAAAAAGCGTCTCAATACCGCCGATGCTCTGCTGTAATGCGCCGCCCGCGTCGACCGCGCCTTTGACAAAATCCCCGACGCCTTTAGCGATCCCTGCGGCGGCAATAGCTTTTAACATAGTCTTGGCAAAACCGCCTCCTGCTTTTGTGCCTGCCTCTTTACCGGCATTATCGGCGGGCATCCCTAACTGCTTTTTAAGTTCGCCGCCGATGCCCTCTGTTGTGGGGATGATTTGCACATATGCGGTTGCTATTGATTCAGGCATGGTCTATCTCCCATAGTAACTTGGCTCTTGCTTCTTCAAATTCTCGTCCGCTTGTAAACGTAAGCGGCTTTTCTTGCGGCTCTTTAGTCAGCGCGTCTAACACGCTTTCTGGCCGGTTGCGGCCTTTTGCGCCGTCCTTTGTGCGTTGCCACACTAACGTTGTAAGCCTGTCGACAGCCGCCGCCAAAAGAGTCTTTAACGGGTCTATCTTTGCACCTGCAAGCGCCATCTTTATGCGTGAGTCGTCACGCAGACCGCATGAGAGGGTCGCCAGTCTTTCGACCGGCAACGCCTCCCAATTAAAAAGTCCATAAGTCTCCGCAAGGTCACAATAAAGTGCGTCCTCGTCCTCTGCTATCATGGCGACGAGGACTATTATTTTTTTACGTCGGCGCTCCCGTTCTTTAGCTGTTCCATGATGTTGCTGAGTTCGCTAAAAACGTCGTGCGGGTCGACGTACCCGTCAACCTCAAGGCTGTCGAGGAAGGCATCTTCTTGCTTGCCCAAGATGTTATGAACAAGCGAGACCGCGCCCGCCAACTGTTCCTCCTCGCCTTTGTTCTTGTCGATCATCGCCGCATAAGAGCGGATAGTCCGAAAGTCTGTAAAGGCTTTGTCGTTAACGGTAAATGTTGCACCCTTTGTAGTTGTGACCTGCATAAAAACCCCCTTAAGCGCTCTTTAAATACTCGTAATGAGTATTGCCCGCCGTATCGCTAACGGCGGTAAGTGTAAGCTCATAGCCGATGGCTTCATCGTCTTTGTAAGTGATCTCGCCGCGCTCTGTGACCGACGCGGACGGGATAACGATGCGCTTGACGATTCCACCCCTTAAAAGCATCTCAATAACCCATGCCTTTGCAGGCGGCTCTTGAGAGTTGACCTTGACCGTTACGCCATCCGCAAGCGTGCCGGTGACGTTGCTGTCACCAAAAACGGTCTTAAGGACTTCGGCGTTAAGTGACTCAATGAGCGTAAGCCCGAAGGTGTCAGAGAAAGACGTCTGGAGCGTAAGAACAGTGTCACCGCCCCACGCCTTGACCTCATCCGACTCGATGCTCATGGCGTTTGTGAGGCCGTCCTCCGAGACATAGCCGAGCGCCTTAAAGTCCGCGCCGAGCGCCGTTGTGGCGTCCGTGGGCAGGGTCGCCGTGATATCCGCGACATACACCGCGCCCGCAATAGCCGGTTTGCCGACTGATACATTACTCGCTGTGGGCATTATGTAGCCTCCTTATAGTAGGTAATTAAAAATACCGCTTGGTAGCGGTATCTTTTGGTTGTCGTGTCTGTGAAGTTGTAATCCGACTCTAACCGGCAAGCCCCGATAGCGTCCTCCGTCCTCAAGTCCTCAAATGCCTCTTTGACGCGCTCATTTAGCGCTATCGCATCAAGCATTGTCAGACCGTAAGACTGCGCCGCTATCGTTGCTCGGTCTATTTGGTCGGTTTGCGTGCCGCCTGTCCGCTCAATGATTACATACTCATTAGGCGGGCTTTCTGGCTCTTCGGCATAAACCGGCACGCTTAAATGGTTGTTTAGAAATGAGATTAAAAACGGCTCAATCATAAATGCACCTGCCCGATTGCTTTTAGCAAAGTGTTGTTGTCGAGGTTGTCTTTTTTAGCCCCGTAAGATTTAGTTATCACCGAAGCAACATATCGGTTTTTACCGTTCTGCCCCGATGGGACGTAACCGTCACCGCATGTTGACGCGATCTGGTGCGCGGCCTCATCGCAGAGTGCCGCAAACTCAGCGCCCTTAAGCAACTGGTTTTTGATCGCTTTTCGGTTTAGCTTTAGCTTCTGTTTATTCATAGCGCTCCAACAACACTTTGCCATTCCAATCCAACGGGATATTAGACTCTATGCCGTAACGCGGGATTCCGATAGTCCGGTAGACGCCAGACCACGGCGCGGGAAGTCGCACGGTCGTGTCCGTCCACGTGTGCGTGTCGCCTTTCGGTAAGGCAAGAGTCGCCCCTGCCCGTTTGCCGTAAAGGTTAACCGACGTCGTAATGTCGTCTGTTGTCGGCTCACCGACTAAAACGCCGCTAACGGCCTCCTCAACCTCCGCATAAATAGGATGGTTGAGCAAATCAACACCCGTTTGCGTCTTGACCCTCAAAAAAACTGTCACGGTGTTTAAGTGTGTCATAAGGCTCAATCACCTCGATTTTCTGCCGTCTTAATCCCAGTCGTTTAAGCTCTGAGTTTTTGACAAATAAGCCGCCGCCCGCGTTAAAGTAAGTGCCGCTCCAAGAGTAGCCGAGCGCGCTTTGGCTCTCTTGGGTCATTGGTTCGCCGCTCGTTGACGTCAGCAGGGCACGGGTCGTAACATCGACCGTTACCGACTTAACAACGGTTTCTAAGACCTGCCCCGCCGTCATCATGGCGTCGAGGTCTTGCCCCCTGTTAAGCGCCTCTTGTCTCAAAGTATCAGACACGAGCGGAAGCAACGCCTCCGCCCGCGCCTGTTCCTCTGCTGTGAGCGGTCGCCACATGGCTTCAATATCATTTACCGTTGCGTACGGGCTTCTTTCTGCCATTTGTCGACTCCTTTTTAACCGGCTTGATTTCCTCAATGTCTTTGCCCTTGACAATGCAAGGACTTTCAAAGGTGTTGCCGGTCTTTGTGTTGCGATAAATCATTAGGCCGTGACGATGCGCGCAAATGCCGACGGAACAAGGATGCCCCATCCGATGTAGGCTTCGCCTCTAAGGTAGACCTGATTGTGGCCCTTGAGGTCGCCCGCCGTGGCGTCGTTGTCCGGGTTGCCGTATTCGATCACTTCAACCGGCACTTCTTTGGCATAACCCCATCTGAAGTAGTCGGCAAAGTTTCCAACGATAGCGCGGTCTTTAACGCCCGTGCCATAGCTGACCGTGCCGTTGACGTCGACCGGCAGACCGTTGATAGTGGACGGCGAAGCGCCCCACGCAAGCTCCGGGAAAAGAGACTCGTTAGAGGACGTGCCTTTTGTGAGGGACGCGAGGGCCGTTCTAAAGGCCGGCGCCATCGCCATGCCTGTGACGTCATGCTCTGCCGTCTCAACAAGCGAGATGGCGGTCGTAACGTCCACGTTAGCGTTAGCGGTCACGGTGACGGTCTGAGACACAACATCGTCAAAGTTCTTATCCGTAAGCTGTGTGGCCTCAGCCCCCGTGCGCGGGTTAATGCCATGGAAGGCCATAATATCGAGACCACGGGCGGCCTTACGAGCGAATCCCTCAGCGAACGTGGCGAGGATATTAAGGCGGGTTTCCTCGGAAGCATACATAAATTCGTCAGATACTCTCATGCCGTATTCGACCTTAAACGGGCGAATCTGCACAGGGGCGATAGCTCCGCCGCCGTTGCTCTTAGCGCCGTTTTCGCCAACAAGGTCAACTTCCTTGTCAAGCGAGAAGGTGAAAACATCGTTGCCGTTGAATGAGACCGGCATAGTGCCAGACAGACGCGCAAGCGAGGATTTGCCGCGCACGGTGTTAAACATTTCAGCAACGAGAGTAGCGGGGAAAAGTTCCCCTTTAGAAAGAACGTTAGCCATTTTTTAATTTCCTTTCGTTAGTCCGTTTAAAAGTGTTCTGTAAGCGGCGTTTTTAGCCGCTTCTTTGTTGTCAACCGTATACGGATCGGGTGTAAAAGCGGGAGCGCCCATGCCGCCGTGCATATACTTGCTCAACGTCTCGGCATCCGCTCTCATGGCCTTTTCATCTGCCCCGGTAATCCGCTCGGCAAGTTCAAACGGTAATTTATACTCGTTTGCGATCTTGAGCTTGGTTAAGCTGTTTTCGGCCTTTGTTGCCTTGGCTGTCAGCTCTGACAGATTCGCATCATAGTCTTTGTACTTTTCGACAAGTGCGTCATAATCGGCCTTGGCCTTTTTAGCTTTACCCTCAAAATCCTCTTTGATGAGGTCGTCATACTTGCCCGCCTTTTCTTTGAGCGCGTCATAATCCGCGTATTTCCTGCGCTCTCTTTCTAAGCGCTCTTTAAAGGCTTCGTTGTATTCGTCCTCGGTTTCAAAAACTTTAAACGCCATAAATTACCTCCCCTGTTAACCGCCGGTGTGCGTAAATTTTGATATAACAAAAAAGGACTTGCGCGTCCGCTTGTCCTTTCATGCTCTAGTAACTAATTTTCTGTTTTCGCTTTGCTTTAACCCGTGTACACTGGTATAAAGCTAAAATAGCTGAGTCTAGCAAAGTCACATCCACGCCATCTTTTAACGACCTAAAGCCGTAGCCGCCCTGCGTGCCTATCGTCCTCTTTTCGACGTTTGTTACACTCTGGGCTAGTGACGGTTGGCCGGCGTGGCTTATCTGTTTATCTGCTAGTGCCTGTACAAACAT